TCTTAATAATTACTGCACCTTTATAAAAATCGTAGTTAAGTATTGCTGTTCCGCCATTAACTTAGGCTGAAGCCAGCATCTTTTTTGATGCAGGAATGGTTATAAAACAAAAGAAGGCTGCACGCAAATAACTTGCTGCAGCCTTCTTGATATGATGAATTTTTATTAATCCTTTTCTTTGGTATACAGAACGTTTCCTTTATTATCAAGCATCTTCCATACACCTTTTATCCTCTTGATTGTGACGACGGTCTTCTCGTCAAAGGTCTGACCGTTGCCCAAACTCTTTCCTATAAGTATTAGTTTGCCTGGCTTCCCTTGCAGTTCCCAGTTAGAGTAAGGCAGAGTTGCCATGTTTATTGACTTTGCTATGCCATTAATCGACAGTTCAACTCCCATTTTTTGTTTCTTATTAATAGGGTCAGGAGTGGTCCAGCGGCCTATTGCATTGTCGTAATCAGCACTGCCCGTAATCTTTGTAGCAACGATGTCTTTGCCATTCTTTTTGTATTGCACCTCTACAACATTGCCAATTACGATGTGAGAGTTTTTGAGATCAGCTTTTTCATCTATTGGTATGAACATCGTGTCTTTCTTTGTTCCGATGGTCCTAAGTTCAAGCGTGTGCATCGTTGTTCCGTCCCCAACGAATCCAACGTATGTCTGAGGGTTACGTTTTACACAAGTTGATTGTTTTGCTTTAGCTTTTCTACGTGTTTTCTGAGCTGATGCACTTGTTGCACCGAACACAAGCGCGGCAACCATTGCCGTGATAATAAATCTTATTCTCATAATTTTTTGTCGCAGGTCCCATTGTCTTTAATATGTCATTGCCAGCACCGGACCGTTTAAGATGGTGGCAATCAGTTTGAATTTATACGCAAAGTTATATTTATTCTTGATAATTTATTACCCAATATCAATATTTAACGTGATTTTAACGCTATGAATTAAAGAGGAGAAAGGAATGAATTATAAATAATAAAGAATAAACGCCTCAAATTAAAACAGATGTTAAATATTTGTCATTGCATTAAAATAATCATCTATTTATTTGTTCTTCAGTAGCGTTTTCGCTACCTTTGCATTGTCTATCAGACAAAAGAGATCTTTTAAGATATGAAGTATAGCCAACTATTCAGTCAGTTGAAAAAGGCTGGATGTCTTCTCACTGACCATGGCGCAGAGCACGATGAATGGACAAACCCAAAGACTGGGGCGAGAATCAGGATTCCGAGACACGGCAGCCATGAAGTAAAAACGGGGTTGCTAAAGAAAATTTATAAGGTGTTACTCGGGCAATGAGTCCGGGTACGCCACCCCTTTTAAATGTATGATTGTTTTTTAAGAACTCTTTATATGAAGCAGATTTATAAAATAAATAAAGAAGGTAAAGAAAATGGTAAAGAAGATTTTAGTGACAATTGAGTTTGGTGAGGATGGAACATATTCATGCTACAGCGAACAACCGATAGGTGATTACTCTCTTATCGATGGTGATGGTGCTACTGTTTCAGAAGCCAAAGCAGACTTCCTTCGTGCAGTTGACGAATGCAGACAAGCTCATCCTTCTGATACACGTTACTCTAATATTCAGTTTATTTATAAATATGATTTACGTGCATTCTTCAATTACTTCAATTTTCTCAATGTATCAGAAATAGCTAAACGGGCAGGTATCAACCCATCGCTTATGCGTCAATACACGAGTGGAGTGAAAAATGCAGGTGAAACAACTTATAATAAACTTGCAACCTGCATTGACAGAATTAAATCGGAACTACAAACCGCTTCTTTATAAGTAGCGACGTATTTCATAAATGAAAGATCTCCATGGCCCTTGATATATAAAACATCAGGGGCTTTTTGATATTTTAAAGTAGATTGTAGAAATTTTCTCATATTCAATACTACCTCAGACTAATTTGTAGTCAAATATAAAATAAAAAGAAAGAAGCTGATAATCAACTGATTATCAGCTTCTTTCTTATCGTCGGGATGACCAGACTGTAAATGTGTAGAAATCCCTTCGAAATGCCTTATTCTACGTGCCCTTTTTCGTGTTATATTTATACTTTTGTCCCGATATTGTCCGAGTTTCGAACTTAAATATCTTGTTGATTCTCTGTTGATTGTAGTCGCTTAATTTCACTTTTTAAGACAGCATTTTCAGCAATTAACTGTCTATTCTCAGTTTGAAGGTTCCTAAATTCAGTAAAAACAAATCTATTTGCAGCTATCGATTCTGGACTATTATCAATAAACATATCTTCTCCTTCACCAAACAGAAGCCAATATAGATTTATATTTGGATATCTGCGATAAATTGGAATAAGTACTTTTGTAGTCAAATCTTGCCGGGCATGTGTTAAATAGTTAGATTCTATACCGCATTTAACACAGAATGCGCGAGGAGTCAAGTTTAATGATTCCGCTAACTTTTTTAATCTTGTGTTATAATCTGAAGTCTTTCTCATGTTAATTCTTGTTAAGTGAGATAAATATGACGTATTTTATTTTGATATACGTTATATATGACGTATATTTGCATACGATATTAAATATTTTACATCAAATATAAATAAATTTTTCCGTATAACAATGAAAAAAATACATTATTCTTTCAAAAATGGATTCTCGAAGCTAAAAAACGAGGATGTTGCTATAGTTCGACAGTTAACATGGGAGGCTATAGGCTGCAAAACAATAGAGGAATATTATAGAAAAAGAAATGACTTCACAAATATTCCTTATCATCTTTTCGTCGATATTACAAAAATATTCGTCAGATTTGGCGTATCTAAAAATCAAATATGGAGCGTCAGATATGACGAAAATAAAGATGAGTGAATTATATTGGATTTCAAGAATTGGGATGTTACACAATTTTCTAACATTAATATTAGCTATCTCTTGTGCATGCTCAATATTTTTTACCATTTCACATTTTATATCTTTAGATATTAAATTTGACGAAGAGTCTTATGATGGAAAAATTAAAATAATGGTAGATAAATTCTGGAAAAGAACTTTGGTTTCTACATTCGTAATCATAACTCTATATATATTCGTACCCAGTATGAGACAAATATATTTAATATATGGATTAGGTGGAACAATAGATTATTTAACAAAGGACGAGAACGCTAAAAAAATACCAGAGAAAACAATTAATGCACTCAATATTTTTCTTGATAATGAATTAAAAAAAGACAGTATAAAAAAATAAAAATATGGACAAACAAATATTAAACATTTTGAATGATACAAAGATATTATTTGAAAATTCAGAGTTATCATGTGTGGCCACTGTTGAAGATGACATGATTAAAATACTATGTTTCTTTGAAGCCAATAAATCAGGATTTTTAGAATTATTGGATAAAAGACTACTAAATGATGTTGCAAGAATTTGCGATTATACTTCACTGGATGATGAAAATATGTCATTAGTTTACATCAAATTCTGTGATAAAATGAATTATTACACAATAGACTATGTATGTTTAGTGATAAATGAAATAATGCTAATGCAAATGAGCAAGTTATCAACATCTTCGGTTAAGTTTCTTAGTAAGTCTGATGTTGTAGATATGTTGACGAAATTCAACACCAATTATAAAGCATACGAAAATTTTATATTAAATCCAGTTTTGGGAATATATGCTTAGTAAATATAGACTTGAACAAGGTGAATATGACAAATTTGCTGAGAAATATATTGCAAAGATAGGTAAAGATAATTTCCTTTATTACAGCGAAGATGTTAGCAGAAGACTTGAGACAATGAAGAACGGCGAAATCTTTGATATAATAAAAAATGTAAAGGAAGAAAACTATGAATTATTTATCAAAATTGCATGTTTTATAATAGCTCTACATAATTCAAAATATAGTAGTTGGTTTTTCTCGGATGATTTCACTAAAATAGAATATAGGCAATGGCAAACAGGGTTAGAATCTGGAACAAAAAAGAAATCGAATTCTTAAAGAATAGTATAAACAAGTTAACTATTCAAGAAATTGCAGACAAGCTGAATAGAACTATTAATTCAGTCGTGCTATACATGTATAGACATGATATATCAAGACACGAAACTGTAAAGAGAAATTTGATGAGAGAGTTGATTGCAACTAAAATACCAATTGAATATTTTCACCCTACGAAACAATTTTACAAAGAAACAAATATTAATCAATGCCAATTCCAAAGTATTTGGCATGGCTACAGACAAGCTACAAATGATGAGATGGCTGCTGTGGCTAAACATTTGAACTGCACAAGAGACGAATTATTAAAATTTTTCTCTTCATTACAACTCGAATTATTCGAGTAAAAAAATAATCTGATATGAAAGTAGCTCAAGAAGATATACAACGTATTGTGGACCAGGTTAACATAGTTGACGTGATTAGCCAATATGTCAATCTACATAAGAGTGGTAGTAACTATTTTGGTTGTTGCCCATTTCATAATGAACATACTGCATCTATGTCAGTTAGTCCATCACGTAAGATCTTTAAATGTTTTGGATGTGGAGAACACGGTAATGTAATTTGGTTCATTTCTAAAATTGACGGATTAAGTTACGGAGAGGCAGCTGAGAAACTTGCAAAACAATATAATATAGAGATAAAGTTTGAAGAAAAATCTCAAGAAGAAATAACGAGGGAAAAAGAACGTGATAGTATACTCACATGCTTATCTTATGTTAATAAATTATTTTGTGAAAACTTAAAGATTGACACAAATGCTTCTCAATATCTCAAATCACGAGAATTGAGCGATTATACAATAACAAGATATTGTGCTGGTTACGCTTCTGGATTACAAGAAAAAAGTATAATAAAATCATTATCGAAATGGTTTAGGGATGATACTTTAATAAGAGCTGGTGTAATTAACAGAAATGACAATGGTTCTCTATATGATTACTTTAGAAATCGAGTTACATTCCCATTTTTTGATAGATATGGGCATGTTATAGGTTTCACAGCGAGAGCTTTATCAAGTGATGTTAAAGCAAAATATCTTAATAGTCCTGATACAATAGTGTTTCAGAAGGGTTATAACCTTTTTGGTATGTACCAGGCTCGACAAGAAATTGTCAGACAGGATAAAATATACCTCGTAGAAGGACAGTTTGACGTTATGAGCTTCAGTCAATACGGAGTTCAAAATGTAGTGTGTAAAAGTGGTTCTTCACTGACTGATAATCAAATAAATCAAATAAAACTTCTTACATCAAATATCACATTGATATATGATGATGATAATGCCGGCATTCATTCTTTTGTTTCTCAAATTCCTATTCTATTAAAAGCTGGTTTTAGAGTTCGTTGTGTAGAATTGCCATCTGGTATGGATCCTGATGATTTTGCTAAACAAAAGAAAGACAAGTTAAAAAAATGGATAACTGCTAACGAGAAGTCATTTGTTGAATACTTATATAGAAAGCAGTATGAGAATATTACCGATGAGCCAATAAGAGAAGCCGGACTACAGAACATAATTAATACAATTGCTAATGTAAAAGAAGAGACTTTAAAAAATAGTTATATTAAATCACTATCTAAAATGGCAGGTTTAGGTACAGATGTCCTTATGCCTAAATTACGAGGTGTCAAAACAGATAAATTAGAAAATGATCATCATAAAGGTTTCTATGGTATCGAGGAAGCTAAAGATATTTTTGATAAGGAAAATGATAGTATCGAAATTACTACTTCGTGGAATTACTTTGAAGAAAATGTTGATACTATACCTGTTGTATATTTTGAAGGAGTTCCTGAAGAAAGCGACATTCAAGAGCTTCGAAAAATAGATAATAACATTGAAATGAATCAGCCTTCTGATAAATTCAATGAAAAAACCGAAAATAATGAAATCCTATTACTAAAGCAATTATACAGAATGGGATTCGTTGTTAATATAGATGATTCTGGTGACGTAATTAGCTTTATAACGTGGTATATAAATATATATGGTAATTACATAAGTGTGGTTCATCCAACTAATGAAAAAGTTGATATATTCCTTGATAGGATAGCTGAGATGATTGCTCTTGCTCCTGAAATTACATTCACACGCTCGACAAAAAAATGGGCTTCCACCTTAGGTCTGCCTACAGAAAAAGCATTAAAGGACATAGTTAAACCATATATCACAAGAAATAAATCTAAAAAGAAGATTGAACATGAAAAGATAGATTTCGATGAAAATGTTATGCAGATAGAGGCTGATGAACTACCTGACTATGTTATAAATAACGAAAGCTACAGTCAGATGAATAGTCGATATGGCTTCTACCCTCTTCTTTCAAAGAAAGGTGAACCAGTATGTTACATGTTTAAGAATGATGGCGGTGGTTATTACAGAGTATGTGATTTCTACATGGAGCCGTTATTACATATATACGATAAAGACCAGGAACAAAATAAGCGAGTTATTAAACTTACATCAATATATAAATCAAAGCCTACATACGTGGAGTGGAAAAGCAATATATTCGCTAATATGGCCACATTTAAAGCAGCTCTTATTAATGAGGGTGACTACAACTTTGAAAATGGTAGTATAAAGCAATATGATAAGATATGGACATACATGAGCCATCAGTTCCGTATGTGCAGGCAATTAAAGACATTTGGTCAACAGAAAGAGGACTTCTTTGCTTTTTCTAATGCTATTTTTCATAAAACTGAAAATGGCTACGAGGTAAGTAAGATGGATAATCTTGGTTTAGTGGAACATAATAGTGATCTATATTATTCACCAGCTTTTTCAGAGATATATTCAAGAGAGCGTGCGGATGATGATATATTTGAACAAGACAGGTATCTTGTTTATATAGATGTTCCGGCTTCTCACCAAATCACATTTACTTATTGGGCTGACTTGTTTAATCGCGTTTACAGAATTAACGATAACGGGAAATGGGGCATTATCTATTCAGTTATGTGTGCTTTTAGATCTGATATATTTCCAGCTGTTGGCAAATTCACAGCTATATTCTTTATAGGGCAGACGGCTTCAGGTAAGTCTCAGATTGCTGAAAGTATAAGGGCTCTCTTTGAGAAACCAGATATACCTTCATCAAATTTAATTCAGATTTCCGATGCTGCTTTCTTTTCAATTCTTGAAAGATTTAGAGATGTTCCTACAATTTTTGAGGAGTACAACGATAATGACGTGAACGAACTGAAGTTCCAGGGCCTTAAGGCTGTTACGTATGATTCTGATGGTAGACAAAAACGTAAATCAGCTACAAGTAACGATGTAGTCACGAGTAAAGTCAACGCTCCAGTTATCCTATTAGGACAAGAGGCTCCACAAAGAGATGACAATGCGCTTGCCAATCGTGTAGTTCTATGTGAGGTTCCGGCTTATGATTTCAAAAATGATGCTGAAGCAATAAGAATATTCAATGAATTAAAAGGTTATGAAAGAGAGGGAATGTCGTATCTGCTAACACAGATCCTTCAATTGAGAAATATATTTAGAGATAAATTCTCACTTTATCAGCATAGTTGCGCTAAAGAGCTTCAAGCAGCATGCAAGAACATGTCTGGTAGATTAGGTGATCAGACAAGAATCGTAGAAACAATATCCATTTTTCTTGCAACAGCAAAGCTTCTCATCAGCGATGCTCCACAAATGAAATTACCATTTACTTATCAAGAATTCTTAAATCTCGCAGTAGAGAAAGTAAAACAGCAAGTAGAACTTATTGCTAAGAGTGATAAGCTTGCTACGTTCTTTACCACAATTGATTATCTTATAGATAAAGGTTCTGTTAAATTAGGTCGTGACATAAAGATTGATACGCCTGAGCGTGTGAAGCTCAAAGGTGGTAAAGAGATATTGTTAAAACCGATTGACACTAAAGTGTTATACATGAATTTAAGTAATATCCACAAAATGTATTTGGCTACAATGACAGGTGAGAAGCCACTAACATTAACAACACTTGAAGTTAACTTGAAATCCCATCCAGCATATATTGGTGCTGTTGGAAATACTAAATTCATTTGGGAAGAAATGAAGCGAGTGCCAAGACGTGCCGAGGATGATAAAGAAGTAGAAGAGAATGGATTGAAAGTTGACTTAGAAATGAAGATAATAATGGAGAAAAGAACAAAGCAAACATCAGCTGTTGTTCTTAATTATGATACATTGCAAAAATTCATGGGAATAGACTATGAAAGGCAAGTAATCTCAGAAGATCAAAATGAAGATTTACCATTTTAATAATAAAAAATATGAATTATGAATAAGAAAGAGATTTTAGAAAAATTGGAACGCATCATTGGTGACATCGACACGATGATACATTACGCTGAGAATGAGAACTTGGCGAAGCATTATGCTAAAAACAAGGTTTCTTCGTTCTATGACGATTGGGCCGATTTACCGAACGAGCTGAATGAGGTGATAAAAAGTCTGAAAGAGGACTTTGGTGATATGAGAATGTTGGACTTCAGCAAGATGGAATAAATAGAAATACAAGTGTTTTATATTATATCAGATTGTAAAGTTGTTTCAAGTGAGGGTATCTGTCGTGAGATAGGTACCCTTAGATTTTTACCCGATAACCCAATGTTAAAAAGAAAAAATCATAAAGGAATGTTGAAAACGTCAGACACAAAAAAACATGACCAACCGACCAACCGACCAACCAAACAAAATATTTTCAAAAGATTTTTAGTAAATAAGTATCTAATAATCAATTGTTTATATTATAAATACCATGTTAATATTAATATCAATAACAGTTGGTTCCGGTTGGTCAACGGTTGGTTTCGGTTGGTTTTATGGTCTCATTATAAATCAGATATTAATCTTAACTTTGGATTAGTTGATACGTTGGTTGGTCGGTTGGTTTTAGAAAATCACCCACCATAAAGTCATAACTCACTGATAATCAATATTATTTCTCCTTTGGTTGGTCGGTTGGTCGGTTGGTCGCAAAAATAGGGTATCACATATAAAAAAAAAACTTTTAAATACAATGACAAAGAAAAACAATGAAAGATGGGTGGTGTGGATAGCCTGTAAAGGTTATTCAAAAAAATATCTATTGGCTAATTTTAATGATCCTGATGATGAATGGCCAGAAATAATAAACCTATCATCCGATAAAAACCTACATAGATCGTTTATTAACCATCTAAGCCGTGGAAGTAGACAAAGAGATAAAAGAATTTCAAATAATCGTTATCCACTTATGGTTCCGATCGAAATTAATAGGAATATATTCTATAAATATGGTTGGGAGCTTACTGATACAGAACAAGTTCAGTTTAATAATGAAATTGAGCAGCGTGTTAAATTGATGCTCCATACATATGTTAGTATGATGAGCGTCACAGGTATAACTATTAAAGATAGTATTAATAGATTTCGTGAATTAACAGGCATAACAGAATTCGATTGGGATGATGATTCTATTAGAAAAGAAATATCAAGGCACTGTAAATTGACCGGAAAGGAAGAATTTGAGCAGCTTTGTAAAAATATTAATAAAAAAGTTTGCGCCATTTTGTCCGAGAACGGACTAATAACAAAACAAGGTTTAAACGAATATGAAGAAAATTAATTTTGATTTTGAGAACGTTGGAGGATTAGCAGAATGTTATGCTTTTCCTCCAACATCATTTAAGCGTATTAGGAGAGATTATATTAAAAAACTCAATTATCTCGAATTAGATAACCGTGATGATATAATCATTATTCCAATGTACGCAAATGACACATTTGTTTTTAATGAGGAAAAATCATCAACCGATGGTGGTGATTACTGGGATGTGGATATAGAGGGTATTATACCAAAATTATGTTCACTAAATGCCGATTTAAAACAAAAATTAGAAAGAGGTGAGTGGTTGGTGTTATCGAAAGATAATAACGATATTGTTCATCTTAGTGGTTCTGTGCATGTTCCATTGAAGTTTGATGATACAAGTTCATCTGGAACATTATACTCTGATAGAAATGGGACTTCTTTCAAATTTTTAGGAAGGCAGAAGGCACCATCAATAATAATAGAGATTGACAATATAGCTAACATTTAATCGCAATTTAAAATGATTTACAATTTAATCAGTCTTAATCACTATAAATTATTAGTCTTAATTTTGTAACGAAATAAATATGATATGAAAAATATTGAATTACGCATCGATGGCGGTATATATTCATACACCACATGGTTAGTGAAAGACTTCCTTACGAGAAATGAGGGTAAGCCTGTTACTATTCGTGTTAATTCCCCAGGTGGTAGCATCGCTGATGGCATTAACATTTCTCACTTGATGGCAGCTCATGGAGATGTAACAGTGATACATGATAGTCTTAATGCTTCAGCTGCTACATGGTTGCCATTCGGGGCTAAGAATGTAAAGATGTATGAAGACTGTATGTTATATGTGCATTGCTCTTCACAGGAATATTTTATGATGCAATCAATGAATGCCGAACAATTAAAGACTCTTGATATTGATATTAATTCTGACATCAAATCATTAGAGGCTATGGATAAGATGATTGCCAAGAAATATGCTGATAGATGTAAAAAAAAGAAATGCTCTGTTGACGAAATGCTTAAGCTTATGCAGAGTCATCCATGGTTAACATCAGACGAATGTTTGGAATATGGGTTTGTTGATGAAATAATTCAAGACAAAATGCCTGTTAAAGTAAATCAGAACGTTGTTTCTCAGTTTCAGAACTGCAAGATTCCAATGCCTGAGAACTTTAAAGTTCCAGATGAAAGAAACTTCATTCAATCAATTGTTGATGGTGTGGTAAAAACTTTCAAAGTACAACAGAAAAAAGAAGACACCAATTTTAATCAAGTAATAATGAATAAAAAATTTGTCACAGTTAATACACTTCTTAAAATTGAAGGTATTGACATGAAAGATGATAAAATCATCATGACTGACGCTCAGGTTAAATTAATTGAAGATGACCTTGTTCAGAAACAAGGTAAAATTGAAAACTTGGGCGAACAGATTAAAGACCTTCAGCAAAAATTAAACGATGCTGAGAATGAGAAGAAAAAGGCTACAGATAAATTAGCTGCTGCTAACGCTACTCTCGATGCTTTATCTGAAGATATTAAGGCTTTGCCTTCTATTGAAGACAAGACTAATAAGATTAAAGAGATATTTGATCATGCTTCAGGTACTAATTTAACTCCACAGACCAATGGATCTGAAAAGGACAATTATGCTGACTGTCGTAAAGATCCTATCAATTTCATCAATTTGGAATAAAAATTTTTTAACATGGATTTAACAAAACCAATTGACATTACTGCGGTTAATACTGCGGTCAAAAAACATGGTAACGAGATTCAAACAATCGATAATCTCGATGCTAATGCAGTGCTTCAGCACTTTTCACCAATGCCTGGCATTACAGATTCATACACTTTCACAAATGCTTGGTTCAAATCTGTTTCTTCAAAGTATACTGGCAAGTTCAAAGATGTTCAGCAAATAGGTACCATTGACAAACGTACCTTGATAGTCAATCCTTGCGTTATCGAGGTGTTGGATGAGCCAGAGCGTTATCGTCGTTCATACATTACAGAAGTTCGTGGTGCTATTGAAATTGCACAACATCCTTTTGAAATGTGGCTTATTGAGAATGTCTTGAAACAGGCATCTACAGATTTGTTGAATGTCCTGTTTACTGCTAAATATGATGCAGCTGCTGACAAAACAGAACTCAAAGATTCATTCGATGGTCCAGGAACAATTGTAGAAACAGAAAAGACAGCCGGTAACATCTCTGTTGCCAAAGGCAATCAATTCGCTACTGGTGCTTTTACGCGTGCTGATGTTGGCAAGCAATTATTAAGTTTATGGAGACACATGCCTCAGATGTTCAAGAACATGAACAGCAAATTGTTTATCTCAGGTGAGATTGGCGATCTGTATGATGATTGGTTCTCTGATGAGCATCCTAACATTCACACACCAGGTCAGAATCCTGATGAATCAAATCAGACCATTCTATATGGTTCAAAAGGTAAATGTGAATTAGTTCGTGTTCCGGATCTTCCTGATAAAAGTCAGTTCGCTATGTTGACTATTCAGCCTAACATAGTCTATGGCTTTGACAAATTTAGTGATCTGCGTACAATCAAGGCTGTTCCTGATGATTACTTGTTCAAGGCTCTTGGCAAGTATGTTTTCGGCACACAGTTTGTAACCCTCGACTCACGTATATTCTGCGTTAATGATCAACCTCTAACACCAGCTAATCCTTAAAAATATGAGTGAAGTAAAATGTGTTGAGCTTGCTGATATTGATCAGGCTCTATCTTGTGATGAACAAGACAATATGGGTGGTGTGGTGCCATCTCTGATTTTCGGTTATGTTGATGATGTCGGTGCCTTCCCGGATAAGCCAGCTGTTGCTGAATCGGCTATTCCATCATTAGAAGTCGCCGGTGCTTGGAAAGGTGATGTAGTGATGAAGACTGGTTGTAAGGCCTATAAATTTGAGTTCACTGATGATACAGCAGAATTCACGATCAAACAGCAGGGTGAAGATGGTGGTAAATCATTTGTATATGAACTTGCGTTCATTTCAGCAAAGATAAGAAAGAAGATACTCGGCTTTGCTAATGCTGTGAAGAATCGAAAGATGTTCTTCATCGTTCAGGACAACAACTTGCAGTGGTATCTGATGGGTGATGCTGGCCACGGTGCTAAACGCGTTGATGATGATGGTTCAACAACTGGTGCTAATTACACAGGCAGAAACCAGAACTCTTTTAAATTCCAATATAGTTGCCCCCGCGCTCTCATCTATGAGGGCGACACAACAAATCTCTTGACTGCGAAAACGGCTACACCGTAATTTGTTGTTTTTAATATTTAAGTTTTCGCCACAGTTTCAATACTGTGGCGTTTTTTTGTCTTATATTGTCGTAAAAATAGTCGCTATCTTTGTAAATAAAAAGAAATGAAATTAACTGAGAATTATTTTGCAGCTCGCGATGAAGCGATGAGTTGGCTATCTATCCAACCAAACAAAAGGAAATACTCCAAAGGTTTAGCAATACTTGTTCAGAGTGGTTATAAAACAATTGTGGCTGACATGCTTCGTCGTCATGGTGAACGTGATTGGACTATGGAGAAATTAACGTCATGTTTAAGAGAGATGATACAAGTGTATTATAATCCTGCTGATCCTCGATTTGAAGACGTTCCCGATGTTGATGTACTTAATTATGATGAAGGCGACACAACAGAGATAAGCGAGGCGAATAAAATAGTTAAGCAAAACTCTTCAGATAAATTTGACAGAATGCCTGAGAGCATTCAAGTTATTACTCGAAACTTTTCATCAGCATTCAAGGAACGTGCTAAATTACATCGTCGTATGTCTGAATTGGGAGAGACTAATGATGAAGATATTATGACAAAAAGAAAAGCTATGAGTGATGAGATTGAACGCTTGACATCATACATGGATGCTTTATTCAAGATTAAAGATGACTATGATAAGAATGGTAATATTCCTTCGTCAGATAATATAAGCAAAATTAAAGATTGCTTGACAGATAAGAAAGAACAGGTTAAAGATAAGATAGATTATTCAAACTTTACAACTGATAAACTGAAGGTGAGACATAAATCAATAACAACACAGATAACCAGGAAGAATAATCTGTTACTTTATCAAACTAAATGCAAACAAATTAAAGAGAATCCAATGCCTGATTGTCCTAAAAGAGTCAAGATGCTTCGACAAGTTGAACATCTTAAATCTGAGAGATCTAAAATAGAATATGAATTAGCAAATAGAGAATAATGTTAGTTGATCTGATAGATAACAAAGCTAAAGATAATAATATCACAACGACAAAGATTAAGTTGTTAGATTCATCTCAATCTGACATCGAAGTAATTAATGATATTTTATCAAGTCCTTCACAATTGGGCATAATTAATAAAGGTTGTGACAAACATTTCTATACTGATGGTGCATTCAATCTTATACAACTGCTGCTTTATGTCATAAAGCAAACAGGTCCAGCTAATATATTTCTTTCAACATATTCAATTGCTGAAGATAGCATTGAAACCTTGAGAAGATATGTGGATGATGGTGCAATTATATCAATTCGCTTTCTGATTGATAATAGAGTTCGTTCTATATCTCCTAAGCCATTCGCACATCTCATAGCGTCGTTTCCTGATGGTTATAGATGTGCAGCTCTTCATGCGAAAGTGGTTCTCATTTCAAATGAAAACTACCACATCAGTATTGTTGGTTCACAAAATGCTACTCATAATCCTAAATTAGAGCGTGGCATAATTCATACAAACCCAGTTATCTGGGAATTTGATAATAAAATATTAAATGATGAGTTTAACAGAGGATCAAAGTAAAGCTATAGAATCTATGGCTTATAGTTTAATGCCAATTGAGTTGATAGCGATAAATTTACAAATCCCTACGTTTCAATTCGTCGAAGAGATAAGAGCATTGAACTCTCCTATATCTATCGCTTATTATAAAGGCTATATAAGACAACTAATGGAGACAAGAAATAACTTCATTAATGCTGCTAAAAATGGTAGCAATCCAGCATTGGAGAAAATTCTTGGTTTCATTAAGGATATTAACAATCAACTAAAACATGAATAGAGATTATAAATCAATTCAGCGTTTATCTCATGATGAAATACAGGCTCATATCTTGGATCCTGAAAATAATCCATTACCTGAGAGATGCCAGGAGCAATTTAATCGTGTTCTTGAAGCTGCTCGGCTATTGGATGATTATCCTAATGATAATAATGTTGTGTTGTTACTTCAAGCAAAATATCCAGTTTCAAAATCAACGGCCATAAGAGATATTAATCTTGCTCGTGAACTTTATAAGACCCAGCACTCATTTGATTGGGACTTCTGGTTTGCCTGGCAAGTGAAGGACCAACTTGAACTTATACGTGAATGTAAAATTAGCGGTGATCGTAAAGAATGGAACAAAGCAAAAAAAGTTCTTCATGATATTATCGGTGATAGACCGATGAACAGCGAAGATCCTAAACGTATGGAACGTAATGAATTTTTTATTCAAGTAATCAATAATGGAGAAACAAAAAATGTGAGTCTTGGTGATGCTCGTAACTGGAAACCTAATGAGGTTAAAGAGGTTATTGATGCTATGTATGAGCCTATTACTGAAGATGATGCTAAAGAAATAATGGACACATGAACGATTCTTGGCAAGAGCAGATAAGAGTTAATCGCGCTCAGTATGCTTATCTAATGCTTGGCGCTAAAAACAAGTATGCTATATGGTCTCGTGGAACAGGTAAAAGTTTCATTGTTGGAGCTGAGATAGATGAGAACATCAGGTTAATGCCACGTGGGGTTACTACTATTACGCAGCAGACAATTGGTCAAGCTCTTACTAAAACTTTACCTTCAGCATTCAAACAACTTGAACTACTTGGATATAAACAATATGACTATGACACACATACAGGTGACTATGTCGTATGTAAGACTCCTCCTGATGGTTGGTATAAACCCTATGAACGCATAATGCAGTATGATCACTGTATAAGTTTCTCTAATGGCCATGTGCTGTACATACTGACACAAGAAGGTAATAGCCGTGGTCCTAATGCTGATTATAATATTACTGATGAAGCACTAACTATAAATAAAGACAAGTTCGATGCAGAAGTTGCTCCTACTAACAGAGGCAATGAATTTGTTTTTGGCAAGAAGTCTGTATCTCCAATCATGAAACATCATGGCACTGCTTTCCTATCAAGTATGCCTTACACTCCAGAACAGAAATGGCTTTTATTACCAGCTGAATATTATGAGAAAGAACGTGGCATTCAACTATTTGTATTATGGAATAAGCTTGTCTCATTGCAGATGCAACTGATAGAAGCTAAGCATAACAATGATATTCACCAGTTCACAGAGATATGGAATGAATGTATTAGACTACATCGGAATCTTACACCATTTGTATCTAAAGATGGTACATTGTTCATACTTGGTAGTATCTTTGATAACATAGAGAATGTTGGTATGTCTTATATTATGCAGGCTTATGAGGTTATGGATAAGCTTTCGTTTATGATTGAGATCCTTAATTATATACTTGATCATATAGATCATTGCTATTATAGACTTGACAATACTCGGCACATCTATTATAATGCTTACAATGACAGTTATATACGTGATTTTGCTGAAGATAATAATTACGACTTTCAGAAGCTTAACAAAGTTAATGATAGTCGTGCTGATTTAGATTGTGACCCTTCTCAACCTCTTGAGATATCAACTGACTGGGGGTCATCTGCTTCTTTCCTTGTTGTAGGCCAGGAACGCAATTATGATTTTGTAACTCACTTAAGATCTGATCATCTGGTTGACTGCACATTAAATGAGTTCTTTGTTCGCCGTGATGAGACATCTGATACTGAGATCAACACAATCGCTGACATGTTTTGCAATTACTATGCTTACCATGCAAATAAGACAGTAACTCTATTCAGAGATAGATATGGTGATGCTCGTCGTGCTAACAGTAAGAAGAGTTATAATGAACTGTTCATCAACAGATTGAAAGCTCATGGTTGGACAGTTATTCAACGTGTTCATGAAGGTATGGAGCCACCACAGCACGACAAGTATTTATTATGGACATATATACTTGCTGAGACTGACTCAAGGTTTCCTAAGTTCCGTATCAATGGCTCACGTTGCAAACATACGATAATTAGTATGCAGAATACAAGAGTAATAGAAGATAGCAATGGGCGATTCACCAAAGACAAATCAAGTGAACGGCGCAAATCTGTGTTACCAGAAGAAGCTACTCACTTTGGCGACTGCGTTGATAAACGTATCTGGACCAAGTATGGCAAGCGACTAAAACAACAATCAACTTTTATCCCGGCAAGAACATAAGGACATATCATCGGTTCAACAATGTAGGACCGACTTCATGTTCTTTCAATAGGACTCCCGATTTTATGCGTTTTTTCTTTAAATGTTAAATATGTTAAATTATGTCATATTTCCTAAAAAAACGATTCAAAGAGCGACTCATTGGAAAGGGCGCGGCAGGCTTCATCGTCATGAAGAAGTTACCTTTTTAAAAAATGTAACGCGAAAACCTTTAAAATAGGTAGTATTTAACTTATTTTCATGCTGAAATAATGTTAATTACTTACTTTATTTGTTTAGCATTGAAAATAAACTAAATCATCATTTTTTCCGTGCGAAAACCGACTTTCATTTTATTGCAGTCAGTTTTCGCACGGTTTATGGTTTAAGCACTCAAGGCTTTGAGAGCTTAAGGTTAGCTGTTGCTAACGATTTCATGATTTCTTCGCTCTTTCCTGTAGAGAGCATTATGTCATCTCTGTCGTGTTACTTTTTCTGAACAAAGTTACACATGGGCGAAAAATGCAAGTACCGTAAACATATTATTAATAAATCTCCAGCCTATTCAGGTAGTATTTATCGATAATTCCTTGCACAAATTTCGCTTTATCCATGTGTTTTAAAAAGTTCATAAAAAGCAAAACCACGACCGAGAAGGCTAAATAAAAAAAACTCTCTGCAGGGCGAAGAAAAAAAATAAAAAGCTTCCACTCCCTCGGAGGTTAAATAAATTTTTAAATCATGATTACATACAACTTTTACAATTACAAGCCAGTTCGCTTTGATGCAACTGAAGACGAAAAACGAGTTCGTGAACTTGTTTGGCGGTTTAAAGATGGTAATGTTATCGCACAGATGTTTGTGGCTAACTATGTTTCAAAGGTCTTAAAGAACAGAAAAGACGCTAAAGAGACGGTTTTTGTTTGTATTCCTGCAAGCAATTCAGTTAAGACAGAACGCAGATATAAGCAATTTTCATCAATGATATGTGATGCTACAGGCTTAGTAAACGGTTACAGACATATTCATGTTAGTGGTCACAAAACAGCTTTGCACAATGTAAAGAGAGGTCAAGAACGTGAAGATGATGAAGTTATCACAGTTGATAAAGATTTCTTTCAAGGCAAAAAAGTAATAATCTTTGATGATATAATTACCAAAGGTGTAGCAAGTAATAAGTTTGCAAATATCCTTATTGCTGCAGGTGCCAATGTTTTAGGTGGCTTATTTCTCGCAAAAACAATAAATTAAGGAGGTCAATATTATGGAAAAAATGTTTGCTATTGCCGATAGAGACGGCAATTATTATAAAGAAACTGAAACGGGATGGACAAAGACATTTGATGTTTGTGAACGATATACACGTTATGAATGTATGCAAATTATTCTAAGTGCTGAATACTCTGAATGTTGGCATATATGTGATAATAAAAAATTCTTGCCATACGAATGCTATTTTCTCGACTTGCTTAAAGAGTATAATAAAGAGAAAGAACAGAGAGACGCTATATTAAAAGAGAAGTTAAAGCACAAAAAAAGAGAGGAGCCAGTGCAGCTCATGTTTAAATTCTGAAGTTTAGGGATGGCGGTTGTTGCTATCCCTAAATTTTTTTCGCCTATCGGCGAAATTGTGTGACACAGTCGGTTTGTTGTCGAACATTAATAAATATATTCAAAATGATTTAAATGTTAAATATCAATTTTAAAGATTACATGGAGCATTGATACTTTAGCAGTTAAATATAATAGATGTATCATTTATTTTTTTATGTTATATAACATATTGTATGAAGAAAATTATTGTATTTTTATGTAAGTGGCTTAATTGTTTCTTAAATTAAAAAATAATTTGTATTTTTGTAGCAAATTATATAATTATCTGTTTTGCTTGGCGCATCTTGCAAAAGAGAAATTTAAAGATATGCAGCTGTTTAGTTCACACCGAAGGGATGCGCCCCAGAGGTGTGAACTGTTTTTATATAATGATAGAAAACATAGAACAATTAAACGACTATGTACAAGTCGTAAATACGAGGTCTAATTATTGGATGGTTCGTACAATGGGTGGTTCGTTTTATAGAGAATTCATCAATGATAAATTTATCGCTTTTGGTTTCAATGATTTTCTGTTAAAGGATATACAAAATCTTAACAAAGACAATAAATTAGCCATTAAGGAATTAAGAATGAGCGTTGCAAAAAAATATCCAGATAATTGCAGACCTGGGCATGTTGCTTCGCAATTAATAAAATTTTGCCGTGATATTAAAATTGATGATGTGGTGCTTGTTCCAAGTAATAGATCAGAAATTTCAATAGTAAAAGTTATTGGAAGTGTTTATGAGGATGAAAATTCAAAAGAAGATAATGGAAAATGTTCATTTATGAAACGAATACCTATAAAAATCATCAAACGTATCTCAAAATTTTCATTACCTCCAAAAGCAATGTCAATGTTTAATTCAAGACATCCAATATCTGACATTTCTAATTATTCCATGTATATAGATAATATGGTTTCTGATTTTTATAATAAAGATCAAGAAACACATATAACATTAAAAATAGATACCGATGACGAGGTCTCAGCCACAACTTTTTATAATATTGAGAAATTATTTGAGATCACAGAATCATTTTGTTCAGAAAACAATATAGAAGGGACTTCTGATGATGTAAGTATGAAAGTCCAAATGGAATCTAAAGGAAATATTCATTTTATTTCTAAAAATAAAGTATTTCTTGGTCTGATTGGACTTGGTATCCTTTTTATTAATGGTGGCGGTTTAAAAATTAAGAATGGTGAATTTAATCTTGATTTGTCTACAGATGGTATTTTTAAAAAATATGATGAACACATGGATAGGATGGTTGATAGAGATGTCCGTCTTTCTATAAAAAAATCATTAGATAGTTTGAAAATAAAAACTCCAGAAGACTATAAAAAAGCTGTAATAGAATTATATAAAGCTCAGAATGAAAATAGAAATAAATATTAATATGGAAAATAATAAAATGGTATCATCAATAAAGCAATAACACAACCAATAATTACTACAATATTTTCCATTTTTTCACTAATTACTCTTTGGTGATAATGTGCATGAATATAAAGTACTGTTTGAAGTACAATCATCGTAGTTGAACTAATAACTAAGAATGTTGCAAAAAAGGAGATAATATTATGTATTATAGCTATCATGATTATTAGTTAGTTTTCAGGTGCAAAGATAATAGTAATAATAGACGTTTGTTCTTTTTTTAAGTTAATAATATTTATCAAAAAAATATTTATTATACTTAAATACAGTATATTATAGAAAACGCATAAATATCCATAAGCATCGTTTTTTCTTCATTGATATGATGTCTTCACACAATGATACGATACCATTTATCATTTAATTTTATATTAACATATAACATTAAAATAATAAATGAATAGAATGCATTAAAATTAACAAATATGAACCAAGTGAAATAGTGATAGTATATAATATAAGAAGGAGAGTTATTTTTATATATTTAATTCTTTTATCATATAATTTTGAGTATACTTCAATTTTTTCCAGATTGGATTCAATAGAATTAACTATCAACTTGATTTGATATTTATTATTAATTTCATCTTCTGACAAATATTTTAATTTATTGATATAATTATGTTCATCAACTGTTTTTAATAGTTGCGTTTCAACTATATAAGATG